CGCGCCTGACCCAGCATCAGCGCCTGCCGCACACCGTTGACGATGATCTGGATACCGTCGTCGGTGAAGGGCACCTTGCCGTCGGCGTTGATCAGCTGCGTGGCCACGTTGATCTTCACCTGCTCGGCGAGCCAGTCGCGCCCGCGAATCACGTCGATCCACTCGCCGGCGGCTACCTTTCCGTTCTGCGTGATGGCGAAGTTGCGCATCTGCTCGAACGTGTTGGCGTTCTTGCCGTGCACTGCCAGGGCCTGGCCCTCGGAGAGGTTGTCGTAGGTGACGCCCGCCAACCGCGTGTTGGCCCAGGTTTCGCCGCCCGGGTAGTACGTGAAGCGGTTAGCCATCACGGCCGATTCCAGCGCCTCGCTGGCGGCCTGGCCGTGATACCAGACGTGGGTCCGGAAATACTGCCTCTGCTGGCACTTGGAGGCGATATCGGTATCCACCGCCGCGTCGATGATGCCGGCCTGCGCACTGGATACGCCGAACAGGCAGCCGTTAGACTCGACCCATTCGGCCGCGTCGAGCACGTCCGCCTCCACCCGGCTGGCCAGCGCCACCCCGTACCAGTCCGCGTTTTCGCGCCGGCACGCGGTAAGCGCGGCGGTGGGCGTCTCGGCGCTGGTAGGAATCGCCAGCGACAGACTGCCCTTGATGGCCACCGCGACGGCGGTTTCGGCGTCGTTTGCCGTGATCGACACCTCGGCGCCGACGGCACTGGCCTCGACCGGCGCAGCAGACGCGGTGATAGCGGCCACCAGCCCTGCGGCAATGGTGGTGGGCGTGCTGTCGGCCAACCCCGTGAATTTCGCGTCAGCCGTCTGGACTGTGCCATCGGCGGCGCGCCATTTCATGGTGATCGTGTACTCGGCGACGCTGGCGCGCGTTACCGTCACGCGCGAGGTCTCGACGTGGCGCCGCCCCACGAAAATGCGCGGCACGGCCGGAATCTGCTTGAACGCGTCGCGGACCGCGATGTAGAGCGGGTCGGCCTGGTCGATGCCCAGGTCCAGCAGCTCCGATGCCTCCGTCACCACCAGAACGCGGTTGATATCCAGAGCGTGCGCGCCCAACACCAGCACGTCGGAGAAATTCTGCTCCTTGATGGCCGTGGTGTTCAGGGAGATCGCCACATTGACGATCCGGTCGATATTTGCCATTTGCGGCTCCAAAAAATGAAAAAGCCGCCTGCTGGCGGCCGGGTGGCGAAGACAGGCGCGCTACGGCGCGGGCGCGGCTGTCGCGGTGAATGGAATTTCGGGCATGTCGGTCGCGCCGCCAGAGGTGGTGAAGGCGCCCTGTACGGTTTCTATCACACCCACGTTGGCGGCGAAGTCGCGGGCGTAGCGGATGCCCAGCTCCAGCACGCCGCGCCGCTCGTAGCGCGCGACATCGCGCAGTAGCGGCAGATCCTGCAGGCGGCCCACGTCGAATACCGCCAGGCCCAGCGCCTCGGCGCGCTCCTGATAAAGGGGATGCCGGAGGATTAACCCGAGCTCGTCCAGCCTGTCATAGGCGGCCATGCCATATGCCTGCAGCTCGACCGTGGCGTCGTCGTGCTGGCGCACGGCCTGCACGCCGTCATCGCGGACCCGGCCCATCTCGGCACCGCTGGCCTGCGCCCAGAGGATCGCCAGCGTGATGTAGGGCATGGCCGGCCGTCGTCCGTTCTCGTTGGCGAATATGACCGGCACGCCGCCAGCGGCCGCCTCCACCAGTTCAAAAATTGCGTCGTGCGGCTCCATCCCTGCTCCTGATTAATCCGTGCCGATGGGGCTATTGGTGCGCCTGCGCGCCAACTCGGCACTGCCCTCCCCGGTAGCTCGGAAGCCCCAGCCGGGTCTGGGAAAGTCTCCCGGACGTTTGGCCCCGTCCGGCCCGGTCCAAGCATCCGGGTACCCATGGGCGTGTCAGGGTGTGTTATCGGTTTCTGCCGCAGCGAGTAGCACGGCCAGGTAGCGGTAGTGGGAGATCACGCCAGACTGCCAGGGAGACACCCCCACCAGCAGGTACTCACCGGCCAGCGGTCCGGCGTCCCATACCAGCCGGTCGCCGTTGGTCCAATCCTGGCCAGCGACGTTCAACACCGCGTCGGTGTAAATACGGACCGCAGCGCGCACGCGCCGGCCCTCTGGGTTGGCCTGCAGCATGTCATAGTCGCCCGCCTTGGCCGGCTGCACGGACGCGGCGATGGTGATGTCCGCCAGGGCGGCACCGTCCACCCAGCGCCCGCGCTCATACTGGCCCGGAGCACGGCGTCGGATGGCCTGTGGTCGGCGAAATCCCATGGCTATACCTTCTGGTATCGGATGGCGTTCACCATCACGGCGTGATCAATCAGGGGCACGTCGCTGCCCTTTTTCTCCACCGTGGACGGCGCGTTCGGCTTGGCCCACTTCTTGGATTGCTGCACGTGCGCCTTCTGGTGCTTCTCCGCGAACATGCCCAGCTGGTCCAGGGCGATCTCAACGCCGAGCTGGCCGCCCTGCACGGCGACCGCGATGCGGTCCATGGCCTGGCCCAACACCCTGCCGTTCTTCTCGGCAAAATCTCGCATGAAGGGGCGTGCCGGAATCGTCTCGGTGCCAAACTCGTTGAAGATGGCGATGTCGATCAGGTCGGTGCCGCTCTGCGGATCAGCGCCGGCGTCGGCTTGAATGCCAAATTTCACGCCGCGCCCATCGATGGCGCGAGACAGCCGCACGAACTCGTCAAAGCCTTTGTCGATGGTTTTAGCAGACACGAGGGTACGTCCTCACAGTCGCCGCACCGACGCGACAAAGGCGCGCCAATCGCTCGTACTGGCCGTAGAAGCCGGCCGGGTCGTCGGCGCCGTCCACGCGTCCATACGTGCGCTGCAAATCGCCTTCCCGCTCGCTGACCACGCCTGGCCGCGGCGTCACGCCATCGGCCTCGGCGATGCGCTGCAACTTGATCCCGTACAGCAGCCAGGCCGCGTACCAGACCTGCGCCTCGTCCTGCCGCTTTTCCGGCAGGCATGCCGGCCGGTAGTCGGCGGCAATGTCCAGGGCGCGCAGCTTTTCATCGACCGGCATGGCGGCCACCGCCGGCGCCAGAAAATCCAAGTCTTCCACGGTGGCCGCCATACTCACGCTCCTACCTTGGCCTTCATGGCCTCATAGAGGCCCTGCAGCTCGGGTTTCTTCGCGTCGGGCTCATAGGAGACCTGGTTCTTATCGAGCCACGCCCTGAGCTCGTTCACCGAGGTCGGCTCTCTGCTGTTGCCCTCGGCGGCGGCTTTGCGGGCCTTCGCTTGCTCGGCCTCATCGAGGTCGGCCGGCGCTTCGGCCTCCTCGAGCAGACCACGCTTGATCAGATCCTGCACGCCACGCATCTCGGAATCCACCATGGCGCCGCGCGTAGGCGCGATCACCGTGTGATTACCGATGTTGATAACAGCCCTTGCCTTGTTCACGAAATACTTGCGCGCCATTACAGATCTCCTTTCGCCGTGGACAGCGGGTAGTACACAACCACGCCGCCCGCGCGCGCCAGGCAGGGCACGACCAGCTCCAGGCCACGCGCCTGAGCGGGCAGTTGGTTGAAAGGCATGGGCAGTTCCATCGAGAGGTTCTCCTCGCTGAACTCGTAGGCCATGATCAAATCCTTGCCGCCAGTACCAGCCCCCTCGAACTCGGCCGCAGCGATGATCTGCAGGCCGGGGTGCTTGTCCAGGAAAAACTGGCCCACCGTTTTTCCGTTGGAATCCGGCAGCCGCGTGGAGAACAGCTTGCTGCGATGCTTGGTCGGCATCACGATGCGCGTGGGCGTGTGCACACCCTTGGACTGCGTCGGCACCGCGTCGTAGATCGTGTCCAGGTCCGCCAGCATCTGGTCAGGCGTGGCGGTCGTCAGCCAATTGCCATTCAGGCCGACCACGATGGGCACGTTCGGGTGATTGGTCAGGCCATAGAGGCCGTATTTCGTGTCGCCGACCAAGGCCATTTGGTTCAGCTTCACCTCCACCGCCTTGCGCGCCGCCGCCGCTTTGCGCGTCGGCAGATTGGTGCGGTTGGCCTGCGCTGCCCGGATCTCCATGATGCTGTAGCCATACGAGTCGCCGATGTTTTTGACGGAGGCCGTCTTCTCTTCGCCCTTCACGTCGGCGCGCGGCAGGTCCATCGCATAGTTCGACACGACCTTGGCCATGCCGACCTCGTCGAACATCATGTACGTGAACGTCTCGGCCCACTCGGGCACCTCGGTGGAGATGGGCACCAGCTGCAGGCCCACCATGGGGGGCAGCTTCTTGTCATAGGTGCGCGACTTGACGTAGTCCAGCTGGCGCGCCGTGAAAAGACCCTCGTCCTCGCGCATGCCAGCCACCAGGCCCACGGCCTGCACCGCCGGCAGGTCGGCCTCGTCGTAGTGCTCGTGATTGTCCATTGTGTTTCCCAATGAAAAGGGCCCCGTGAGGGGCCCTGGTTTGATCGGATGCGGTGCCTGGGGTCAGGCAGCCGGCGGGGTGGCGAACGGTGCGGAGAGCTCGATCAGCGCGATCTTGCCACCGGCCACGTCCACAGCGTCGGAGCGGAACACCGCGTTCGGCACCGCAGTGGCGCCGTCGTCGGAGACCGTGCCGTCAGCCGCGCACATCACCGGGCCGTCTTTGGTCACCGTTCCGCCCGTGGTAACGATGGCCCAGCCGCGGCGCACGCGCAGCACGCTGACGCAGTCGAATTCGCGGTAGCCGCCATCGCGCGGAATGGTGTGGGTGTGCAGCGCCAGACCGCGAATCCTCGTCCCCGGCCCCGCGACAACGCGGTCGTTGGTGGTGTCGCCCACGATCACGCCCGGGCGGATGTCACCTGCGGCGGCATAGGATTCGACATCGTCAAATCCCAGATCCGCCTTCATGCCGGCAAAGGCCGCGTCCATACGATCATCGTAGATAGCCATCATTGGCCCCCTTTTTTCAGATTGGCGATGTAGGCGGCACGCGCCGAGGCGCAACCGTCGGCGCCATCCTCACGCTGGCCGCCCGTTTTCTGGGCGGGAGTGGTGTCGCGGCGCTGGCCCGCGGCGGCATCCTGACGTGCCTGCGCGTCGGAGATAGCCAGGTCGAAAGCAGCCTCGACGTAGCCGTCGGACTTGCCGGCCAGGTCGATGGAATCGCCCCGAATGGCCTTGATGACGCCCTCGCGCAGCGCGCGGTCGGTCGTATCGGCCTTGAATTCCACCTTGTGCTGGGCGGCGATCGTTTCCAGCTTCACGCGGGCCAGCGCTGCAGTATGCGCATCTTCACGGGCCCGCTTGATGTCCGCCTCGGCTTTGTCGGCGCGCGCCTTCTCAGCGTCCGCCCGTGCGGCCTCGGCGTCGGCCTTGGTCTGCGCCGCCTTCGCGTCTTCGCGCAAGCGTTGCAGCTCCTGCTCGACTTCCGGCGCGGCGTCGTACTGCAGGCCGTTGTCGAGGCGGATCTTGACCAGATTCATGTCACTGTCCTCTTCGGTTTTGGTTACGGCGTCCGCCGCGTCAAGGTTCAGCCGAGCGTTGCCCGCCCGGCCACGTTTCACCACCGCGAGGTGGTTGTATCGGATCTTGCGCTGGATGGCGTCGTAGCGCTCGCCCTGCGGCGACACGCCCGGTGTTTCATCCAGTTCGAGCTCGTAGCCAAGCGAGAGCTCTTTGTTGCCGGCGTCCACCGGCGTCGGGTCGAAAATCTGAATGTCTCCGACCATGTCGTCACCGTCCTGGCGACCATCGGACAGCACCGTGCCGATCATGTGCAGGCGCACGTTTTTGGCCGTAACTTTGCCGGGATGGCCGTCCGTGATCGGTTTGCCACGCAGCGACGCGAGGGAGTCGGCGTTGAAAACCTCTTCGGGCGGCCGATACTCTCGCCGCAGGCGCCCCCCGCCGTCCCGGTACTCGAACACGCCCGTGCGCGTCAGCACCGGCGTGTCGACGATGAATCCCTCATCGGTCCGGCTGGCCTTGAAAGGCACCCGGTCATATCGCATCACCATGATTTTCCCTTCAATGAACGATCAGTGCGTCCAGATCTTCAAGCTGCGGCAGCTCCGGCTCGGCCCAGCAGCGACAGCGGATGGGCTTGCCCGGGTGGCCGTCGGCCGGCGGCTTGTCCCACTCGAACTCCTGCCCTTCCCGAGCGACATGCTCATCGCGCTCGCGCTCGTCCAGGACGCCGCGCCATCGATACTTCTTGACGCCGACATTGCGCTGCCGGTACTCGGTCAAGTCGCCGTTGAGCTTGCCGATCTGGTCGCGCGCAATCAGCTCTGCCCGGTTGCGCGGCAAATCGTAGGATTCGCGGATCTGGCGCGTCATGTCGCGCAGCGATGTGCCTGCACGCACCGCGGCCACGACGCGGCCGTGCAGCGTGTCGAGGTATTTTTCAGGTATCGACCTGATCAGCCCGATGTTCTCGGCCTCCCACGACCGCAGAATGCTGGCCAGCCTTGGCTCGGCTTTGAACACGTCCACGCCATAGGCGTGCCGCAACAGGCGGTGGAACTGCTCGCGGTTGTACGCCTCCACACGCTGGGCCACCATTGCCGCCAGCTCTGACGCCTGCCCATCGGACACGGTGGCCACCGCCAGCGCCTCCATGAACGCCCGGCGCAGGGCCTCGAACCATCCGTCGTCGCCGGCTGGCGTGTTGCGCAGGTCGTCCTGGCGCAGCACGGCGGGCAGGGCCGCGATGACATGCCTCTCCACCGCCAGAGAGCACGCCACCGCGATCTTGCGCAGCGCGCTCTGGTAATCGCGCTCGTCGCCCAGCGGGTACCGCCAGGGCTTAGGTTTGCGCGGCGTACTGCGCGGCCGACTGGCCCGCGGAATCCGGGGTGAGGCCATACATGGATTCCTTTTTCATGAACTCTCGTGCCTCGTTTTGGCTCAGCCCGTTGTCCACCGCAGTACTGAGGCCGTCCATCAGCCGGGCCTGTGCTTCAGCGCGCGTCTTATCGACCTCGGCCTCTTCCTTGGCGCTCGTCTGCTTAAGAGCCGGCCAGACGATGCTCCAATCCTCGCCCTGGCTCTCACCGGCCAGCGTGCGCTGCGCCCGGATCAGGGAGACGATGCGTTCGAGGGCGGGCTGGATCTTGACAGCTCGCCCCATCACGACGCCGTTGTAGAAACCCTCCAGGTCGCCGTCGCCGGTGGAGTTCATGCCGGCCGCAGAGCG